TTTAAGTGCTCTATTTCTTTTTCAATTTTAATTACATCTTCTTTTGTATACTTATGACGTCTAATGTATGCAATTTTAGTGCCTTTATTTAAAGTATTTGAAATTTCTTTTTTTGATTTTTCTAAGCGTACTTTAAATTTTTCTAAAGTCTTTGCGATTGCAAAAGACGAAGATGCTAGACGCTTCCAAAGCCCTCGCTCCACAAGTGGGCGACCACTGCTATTTATAGCGTAAAGTTTGGGTTTATAAAGATAATCAGAAACTAAATCATATAGCTTTTGCTCTTGGGGCATCAGACTAAATTCTTGAGTAATACATTTTCTGTTTGTGTAGTGTATGTAATCGGAGACTTGATGTCTTAAGGTTCTTATGCAATATTTTTTCGTTCTTTGTGAAAGCTCTGATAGCTTACTTTCTCTATTTGTCCGATTTAAAACATACTGTGCTTCAAAGCTTTCGCCGTCTCCGAAAATTTGTTCATCTACAAAAGTCGTGATTCCATAAAGCTCCATTAAGGTGTTCATAAATGGAGTTGCTGTTAAAAGTAGTTTATACCTGCCCGCAAAAGTACTCCTTAAAACTCGGCTTATTCGACTTTCTTCCTTGTACACGTTTAAAAGCTTGTGTGCTTCATCAAAGACTACAGCATCCCAATTCACACTTTCAAAGTACTCGTGCTTATCGTAAGCAAAATTATATGTACAAATTAAAATTTCATCACTCAAAAGAGGGTTTTCTTTGCCTTCTCTTTTTAGCATTCTAAATTTACAGCTATCAATTACGAAAGTTGGTAGAAAAAATTTATTGTTTAATTCCTCACACCATTGATTTATGAGATTCGGTGGTAAAACTATCAATATTCTCTTTTTACTTTCAGACCACTTTTGCAAAAGTATGATTCCAGCTTCAATAGTTTTTCCAAGTCCTACTTCATCGGCTAAAATCACTCCATTTGAAAACGGATTTGATAATGCAAAAAGTGTGGCCTCCACTTGATGTGGATTTAAATCTAATTTAGCATTTGAGATTGTTGCGGCTATTTGTTTTACATCTGGAAATAAAGATTTTTCATCCAACACATGAGCAAAATATTTCACTTGACCTCTTGTTAATTTCATAAAAATCACCTCACCATAACTAATCTATTTATTATTTTATCATAATTATATAAAATATCCAGATGATTAACTATATTTTTAATTTATAAACTATAAAATAAAACAACCACCTAAATATTAGGTGGCTATTTGTTATGTATAATTTAGATGTTATATAAAATTTAATAACTAAACCTTTCAATAAGTCTATTTTTCAAAAGAGTTTTTCTATCGTTTGATACATTATTTTGAACCGCATATTTTAAAGCTTTTTCATCACCGATTAAAATAACGACGTTTCTAGCTCTAGTAACACCAGTATAAATTAGATTCCTTTGAAGCATTATCCTACTTTGAAAGTGGATTGGAATAACAACTATCGGAAACTCTCCACCTTGAGATTTATGTATAGTTATAGCATATGAAAGGACTAATTCTTCAAGTTCTTGGTATGTATAATCAATAGAATTTCCGTCAAAATCTACTTTTAAAGTGTTACTTTCTAAATCTATGTCGCTTATAAATCCTATATCTCCATTGAAAACGTTTTTATCATAATTATTTTTAATCTGCATGACTTTATCGCCAAGCTTGTATTTGTTCGCACCACGTTTTATGAATAGGGGATTACTGTTAAGTATTGATTGAAGCTCAATGTTTAAATTTTCAGTACCAAGTAATCCGCGTTTCATAGGTGAAAGGACTTGAATATCGGTTATTGCATTAACTTTATAAGTTTTCGGAAGTCTTTCGGAGCATAATTCTGTTATTTGTGAAACTATATTTTCTGGATTTTCTTCACTTATAAAAAAGAAATCCGAATTACTTTTAACCGACAAATCTGGCATCTGACCTAAATTTATCTTATGAGCATTAATAATTATTTTGCTCGATTTTACTTGCCTGTATATTTTATTTAGCTTTATGACGGGCACGGTTTTGGAGTTGATTATATCATTTAAAACGTTTCCTGCTCCAACTGACGGAAGTTGATCAGCATCTCCGATGAGTATAACTTTCATTTCGTTAGGGATAGCTTTGAGTAAATTATACATTAAGATGACGTCTATCATAGAGCTTTCATCAACTATGATTATGTCACCAGATAATTTGTTTTCTTCATTCTTGCTAAATTTTCCTGTATGATCGCCCTCTAGAAGCCTATGAATTGTTTTTGCTTCCACTTTGCAAGTTTCTGTCATACGTTTTGCTGCTCTGCCTGTCGGTGCTGCAAGAATTATCCTTTTATTTAAAGATTTAAAAATGTCAATTATTGCTTTCGTAATGGTTGTTTTGCCAACACCTGGACCTCCAGTTATAACACTGAACTTAGAAAAAATTGCTGCTCTGATAGCTGAGATTTGGGTTTCATCATAGGTTATTTGATTTCTCTTTTGAATCTCGGTTAAGGCACTTTCTAAATTAATATCGTCAGTTGTGCTATTGAAAGAGGAGATTTCATAAATTCTTCGAGCAATCCCGACCTCTGAATGATAAAATGGCGGAAGATATACGATATTATTTCCATCTTCACATATTAATTCTCTCTGATCTTTTAGATAGTCAAAAGTCATAACAAGTATGTGTTCAGAAATATCAAGCAATTCTTCACCTTTTTTAATTAAATCATCAAGTGAAGCGTAACAGTTTCCGTCTCTTGAAATTTCGTTTAAAATATGAAAAATTCCTGCTCTAGTTCGTGCATAAGATTCATTTGATGTTCCTAGCTTTTCTGCAATCATATCTGCTGTTTTAAATCCAAGTCCGTAAATATCATCCACGATGCTGTATGGGTTTTCCTTTAACTTTTTAATGCTTTCTTCGCCATAAACTTTGTAAATTTTATGTGCTACTGTTGTTGAAACTCCACAATTACTTAAAAATATCATTAGATCTTTTATGTTTTTGTGCTTTTGCCATGAATCTTTTATCGCATGAACTCTTTTTATTCCAATATTTGGGATATCAAGAAGCTTCATGGGATTATTTTCGATAATGTTTATCGTATTCTCTCCGAACTCGTTTACAATCTGTTTTGCAAATTTAGGACCTATCCCTTCGATGAGTCCACTACCGAGGTACTTTTCAATTCCATTAATGCTGGCTGGTAGACTTTCTTTATATTCTTGTACGCTAAATTGCCTGCCGAATTTTTTGTTTATGGTAAATTTACCTTTTGCTTCAATTACTGTTCCCACGTTAATTGACACAAATTTTCCTGTAAGAGCAACGAGCTTTGAAAAGCCTTTTACCCTTACTTTTATTACTCCATATCCAGTTTCTTCGTTTTGATATGTTATTCGCTCTACAACTCCACTTATGCTTTCCACTTCACTCACCAATATTAAATAATTTTTTTCATTATTAATTATATCAACTTGTCACGGAGCATTGAAGGTTAATTAACATTAATATTAAATTAAATCTAAACTGTGCCGCACTTTTTAAAGAGAATTTTATATAAAAAATTTATATTTTGTATCTATACTTTCGACAAAATTTTATATCGTGCTATTTGTGATAATAGTATAATTAAACCAACTAAATAGTAAGTTTGTTTATATAAAATACCGAATACAAAAATTTATATGTCGGAGTTGATGCTATGACTAATAAAGAATTATCGAGGCTTTTCTACTTAAAAAAAGAAATTGATATGCAGAGAGAACGTCTTTATGAACTTGAATCCATTGCGACATCGTGTACTGCAAAAATAACAGGTTTACCTAATTGTAAAGAAATAACAGATAAAATCGGAAAATATGCTTCACAAATCGCAGATTTAAAATGTTTACTGGATTTGAATTTAAAAAAGTGCTTTTTTGAACTTAAACGATTATCTGAATACATACAAAATGTGGACGATCCTTTAGTCAGACAAATTATGACGTATCGCTATATTCACGGCTTTAACTGGACAAAAACAACTCATGCTATCGGTAGTGTAAATACTACTGAAAATTTACAAATGAGATTATATAGATACTTAAAGCATCATCCCTAAATTATTTATAATAATTTGTTTTCAAACTTAATAACACTCAACAATATATATTTTTACTTCTTTACCCACTTTTTTTGCATATTCTATTGTAAATTTAGTACCTTTCGATTTTCCGTCCCAAATAGCTATTATTTTATCGGCACGTTTAACAATTTCTTTATTCCTTATAATCGGTGCGGACTTTCCATACTTATCGTATTCAGGTATGGATTTGGAGAGTTTATTCTTATCAGCGTAGCGTTCGGCTAAAGTATCTATTCCGATTGCACCTCCAGTAATTACTTCTCTGACTTTTTCATTTATAAATTTTGATATGTCTAAATTAGTGAATTTTCTAGATCCTACTATTGCTAATTTCATTTTATTCGCCTCCTTAATTGAATAATTTTTATATAAAAATAAATATTAGTATGGATAACACTTAAAATTAGTTATATAAAACAAATTTAAAGTGTTTTAAATAACAAAAAAATTTTGTTACCTTAGACTCCAGAGAGGAGTGAAGGCATGCTAAAAAATGTAAAAAAGCTGCGGGAGGAAATAGATATTAGTCAACAAACTTTAGCAAATGCCGTGGGTGTAAGTCAGCAATCCATAAATAAGTATGAAAATCACGACATAGAACCTGATATCGATACTTTAAAAAGGTTATCTAACTATTTTCGAACATCCATTGATTATTTAGTTGGACATACAGACATTAAAAATAAAGCAGAAATAACCAAAGAGCATGAATTAAACGAAGTGGAATGGGAAATAATAGAAAGCTTTAGAACATTATCACCTCATCATAAGAGTTCATTTTTAAAAATTATTTCTGAACTTACCAAAGCATTTTCAATTTAAATGTTTTAAATAGGAATATTATCCTATATATAACATTATACTCTACACTTATAAATTTTACAATTATTTCAAATTAATTGATTTATAAGGTGATTTAATTATGGACATCGACTACAAATCCATAGGGCGAAGAATCGCAAAAGAAAGACATAATAAGAATTTAAAACAAGAGCAATTAGCTGAAATGAGTAATTTATCAACTATTCATATTGCACATATTGAAGGTGGTACAACTAAACTGGGCTTATCTGCATTAATTCGTATAGCTAATGCTTTAGAAGTCTCTGTTGATACTTTATTAAGTGGTGTATGTTATAAATCTAAAGAAGTTTTGCGTGATGATTTAGCAGGAATAATTGAACGGTGTACTTCTGATCAGGTAAATTTAATTATTCAAATAGCAGATATTATAAGTAAAAATAATTCAAGCGATAATGCAAAATACTAGCTCAAATTTTAAAGCTAGTACTTTAAAGATGTAGTAAATTGTTGGTTTTCATATAATAAAATATTAGTGTGAGAAAATATTTTAAAGAACTCTTTTTAAGGGTTCTTTTTATTTTTAGGAGGAAGCATGAACAGAAAAGAATTTATTAGAAAGCTTGCTAAAAGAAGCAACATAAGGATTTACTATGCTGAAAAATTCATTAGCAATCTAGAGGATTTAATCGTAAGTTTGATTAAATCAGGTGAAACCATAAGTTTACATGGGTTCTGCGAAATAGGAATAAAAGAAGTCAAGGATAAAATTGGGACGAATCCACGAAATTCAGAGCTTATGACGATAAAAGGTGGCAAAAGGATTTACATAAAACCTGGCTCAAGGTTAAAATCTGCTGCACGAAAAATAGAAGCATGAGACATAAAAAATATTCTAATATTAATGATGAAAAAAGGTATAGTTGCTCAATGTGTGGGAAGTCTTACAAAGCGAAGGATAGAAAATTTACTCCTTCAAATTCTTCAATTTACAAAGGAAACGACGGATTTATGACTATTTGCAAAGACTGTGTTTCAAAGATTTATGAAAATTACCTTAAAAAGTTTAATGGTGACGAATATAACGCTATAAAACGAGTTTGTATGCTTTTAAATATTTACTTTTGCGATGATCTTTTTGCGTATTCGGGAAAAGATAGTAAATGCATAAATCGCATGAACTCTTATCTTTCTAAAATAAATTTGATGCCTTACATGAATAAAAATTTTGATGATTACTTATTTAGTAAAGAATATAAAAAGCCAGAAATTAAAGAGGAGAAAAGTGATACCATTCCCGAAAGATTAATAAAAATCTGGGGATTTGGCTTTACATATGAAGAGTATCAATTTTTACATAATAAATTTTTAGAATGGAAATCAAAAGTTGTGATTGACGGCATGGCAAGAGAAAGTTTAGTCAGAGATTTATGCATTATAAAGCTTCAGCAACAAAAAGCCCTGCGAAACGGAGAAATAGATTTATATAACAGGCTTCAACGAACGTATCAAGACACGCTTTCAAGTGCGAAATTAAAGCCTATACAAACAGAAAGTGACGATAAAGCAATGGAAAAACCTCTAGGAGTCATGATAGAAATGTTTGAAAATGAAGATCCAATCCCTGAAGCTTTGCCCGAATGGAAAGACGTTGACAGTATCAGAAAACTTTTTAACATCTATTTTTTAGGGCATCTTTGTAAAATGCTGGGTATTAAAAACAGATATTCTAAAATGTATGAGGATGAAATGCAAAAGTACAGAGTAAACACCCCAGAAATTCAAGATTTACCCGATGAAGATGTATTTGAATATTTGACGGAAAATGATTTCTCTGAAAGAAATACCGAAAATGGCAATTAATTACAATAAACTTAAAAAAGGAGTTGGAAAGTGGACTTCATTTTACCGTGAAAATCCTCATCGTTTGGCAATAGATTACTTAGGTATGAAGTGGCTAAAACCCTTTCAGCAAGCACTAATAGTTATGTGCTTTAAATATACGTACGTTATGATTATTGCAAGTCGAGGCATGGGAAAATCGCTTATTGCCGCACTTGTTTGCGTACTCAAATGCATTTTGTATCCTGGAATTAAAATCTGTATTGCTTCTGGAAAACGTGGGCAAAGCGTAAATGTCATAAATAAAATAGTTCAAGACTTCGTAGGATCATCTGAAAACTTAAGAAATGAAATATCAGACTATAAAGTTAGCATGTATTTTGCAGAAATAAACTTTAAAAATGGCTCAAATATTAAAGTCGTAACGGCAGCGGATTCCGCAAGAAGTGCAAGAGCAAACTTTATTTTAGCCGATGAATTTGTGCAAATAAAAAAGAATATTTTAGATAAAGTTATAAGAAAATTCAAAGCTGGGCAACGTACTCCTGGATTTTTTTTAAAGTCTAAATATAAAGATTATCCAAAAGAGCCGAATACCGAGCTTTATTTAAGCTCCGCCTACTATAAATATCATTATAGTTTTGCAAAATTTAAGTCATTTTTTAAGTCAATGATTAAAGGCGACAGCTACTGCGTTATGGGATTTCCATATCAACTGTCTGTTTCAGAAGGGTATTATCCAATTGAGCAAATTCGTGATGAAATGCTTGAAGACGACTGGGATTCAATCGGGTGGTCAATGGAAATGGATTCTTTATTTTTTGGAGAGTCAGAAAATGCATTTTACTCCTTTGATGAGCTAGACAGTGCAAGAAAACTCATAACTCCGATATACCCGAAAACTTATTATAATCTTTTAAATGATAGTAGTTTTAAATATAAAACTAAGAAAAATGGTGAGATAAGGATACTATCTGTTGACATCGCAACTCAAGGCGGAAGCAGACGAGATGCCACGTGTTTTGCGGTCTTACAGCTCATTCCTTATGGTAAAAATCAGTTTTTAAGAAATCTAATTTACATAACTACAGCTGAGGGCGGTCATACGTTTAATCAAGCAGTCAAGGCAAGGAGGCTGTTTTATGACCTAGACTGCGATTATATAGTTGTTGACAGTCAAGGTGTGGGGATTGGTGTGTTTGATAATTTAGTTCAAGAGCAGACGGATGATACCAGAAACATGGTTTATCCTGCGTGGTCTTGCATTAATGACGAAAATATGGCGAGTAGATGTAAAAATCCCGATGCTCCTAAATTAATTTACTCTATCAAAGCAAGTATGCAATTTAATTCGGATTGTGCGGTATCACTTAGAGATTCCATACGTCAAGGGAAATTCAGACTCCTAGTGCATGAAAACGATGCAAATGAGAATCTAAATCGCTTGAAAAATTGGCATACTTTGGCGGTTGAAAATCAAGTTTCATTTCAAGAGCCATTTTATCAGACAACAGCACTTATAAATGAAATGGTAAATTTAAGCTTTGAAATCGTGAACGGAAAAATACGAGTAGATAATCAAGGAGGGATTCGAAAAGATAGATTTTCTGCTGTTTCTTATGCAAATTCAGTTGCAAATGAACTAGAACGAGAGCAAAGAATTTTTCAAGATGAATATGAATTTCAGACATTTATAAATTAACTTTGGGAGGTGTTTTATGAAAAATAAAAGTTTTGAATCAAATAGTTATTGGAGCTATCAAGGTGCTTCGAGTGGGAAATATTCAAGCTTAGTTTCAAATATTTCTTTTGATGAACTCAAAGAGCTTATTAAAAATCCTATGGAGAATAATGAGGAGATACGTCATTTAAGCCGAGAAATTTATTCAACATCGGGTCTTTATAGCAATGTTGTGGATTATATGACAAGTCTTTTGACTTTAGATAAAATTGTAATCTCAAAATCCAAAGAGAATAAGCAGAGAGTAGAAAGCGTTTTAAAGAAGATCAAAGACAAAGAATTTATAAGAGATATGCTTTTTCGTGCAATGCTTGACGGCATTTCTGTTTCGTATTTTGAAACATCTGCAAAGACGAAAGACAACCGAAAATTTTTAAATGACTATGATGTTAAAGGTATTTCAGAAATCAATTCTGAGGTAAAAAATGCTTCAATCTGCAATCTGCCGACAGATTACATTCAAATAGTCGGTATAAAAAATGGAAATTATGAAGTGGCATTTAATCTTGATTATTTTACAAATTCTCAAAATAATGAAAAGCTTGAAAACAAACTTAGAAGGTATCCTAAAGAGATTAGAGAGGCATTTTATAAATATAGTCAAAATAAAGAATTATCAAAATGGGTTGTGCTTGATAATACCAAAACTATTGTACTAAAAATCAGAAGCAGCCGAGAAGAAAAATGGGGTCGACCATTAGTCTTACAGGCAATTCAAGACGTTTTATATTCTGATTATTGGACGAACACAAAAAGGAATGTACTTTCTGAAATAAACAGTAGAATTTTTTACATGGAATTTCCGCAAGGGAAAGAACCTGGTACAAGTGCACTCACTCAAAATCAGCAACGTCAGCAACATGAAATGGTAAAAAACGGAATACTTAAGCGAGGGAATTCTGGAGGTACAAACTTTTTTTCTGTTGCAAGTGGCACGAAAATTAATAAGTTAGATGTTGATACGTCACTTTTTAAAGATGAGTGCGAAAAAGACTTAAAAAATGATATTTGTACAGATTTGGGATTTGCTGCAAGCTTGCTTTCTGGTGTTTCTTCTTCGTATTCAAGTCAGCAAAATAATTTACAGCTGGTTATAAGTGAAATTTATTCATGGGTAGAAAGCGTTTCGTATGAGTTTGTGAAAGTGATAAATCAAAATATTATAAAAGATAAGAAAAATCCTATTGATATTTATTATCTTCCCTGTTCTAGTGTGAATCGCAAAGAATTTGTAAGTCAGATGAAAGAGCTTTATACATTAGGTCATGGGTCGTTATCGGCTTGGATTGCAAGTACGGGAATAAGTCCAGAGGCATACCTATCACTTATGGAAATGGAAAAAATAGAAAAGTGGGATGAGAAATTTAAACCTCATCTCACCTCTTTTACTGCTACTTCCAACGATAAAGGCAGACCCGAAAATTCTAATCCTACTAGCGAAAATACGCAAAAATCTAAAACGAATAACTCTAATAATGTTCCAAGGAGGGCGAGATAGTAAAAATGAAAATATTAGAGCTTTCATCAAAAGAAAGCAAAGACGGAAAACGTAAAGTAAAAGTAATTTTACACGAGATTTATAGTGATAAATCGAAGTATAACAAGAATGGTATCACATGGCTTGAAAAGTACTGCAAACAAAATTTAGACAGCATAAAAGGCACATCCATAACGTGCGAGTTTATTAATGAAAAGCGCACTGAAATATTAGGTCATGGAGAAACAGGAATTAAAGACAGTATTCCTATATTTGAAAATGCCACGATGATTGGTGTTTTAGAATGCGGTTACATAGACGATATTCAGATAGATGATGAAATCAAAAAAGTATGTATTGCAGAGGGATATCTAGACGCTATGAGGTATAAAAACTTTGTTGATGTTCTAGAGCAAAAATACTTAGGAGGTGAAACGATATTTGGAAGCGTTGAAATTATAGGACTTAAAGAAAATGGGAACAAAATTAAGTATCTTGAAGGGTATAAAGAAAAAGGGAGGATTCCTACAGAGTTTAGATATTCTGGATTTGCGATTTTAGGTACTCCTCCTTCGGATAGTGTAGCAAGATTAATTGAAATTAATAATAGAAAGGAAATATTAAACATGGACGATTTTAAAAAATTACTGGAAGAAATAAAAAGTAGAATTGATGAAGCCTCAGATTGGAAAAGAAAATTTGAAAGGAATCAAAAAGAGCTTGAGGATGCAACGCTTACAAAAAGTGAGCTTTTAAAGCAAATAGAATCTCTAAAAGCTGAAAATACTAATTTTTTGAAGCAATTTGAAGAAAACAAAAGTAAAATAGAAAATCTTGAAAAAGAGTTAAAAACGGCAAAATCGCAAGGACTAATAGACAAGCTAGAGGATGCTTTAAAAGACTTCACTGATGAACAAAAAGAAGTAGTTAAGAATGAAATCGAAGAATTTAAGAGTAATCCAGCAAGCTCCAAATTTCAAGTTGAGGATATAATTCAAAAGATACTTGCAGATATTGGAAAAAACTTATTACAAGAAAAACAAAGCACTTTATCTGAACAAAATAGTTTTAGATACAGTACCAACGATATTTTAGGAGAAGTTTTTGAAACAAATTCAAAGACTTTTTCTATTTTTTAAGGAGGAATTTTAATGATAAAAGTTAGAACTATGGGTATGATTGAAAAAAATTCCAAGAATAATCCTACAATTAAAGCCCATGAAAATTTGAAAAATGGTGCGTTGCATGTTGCTGAAAACGAGCTTACAGCCTACCCATTTGACACTAAATCTAAAGAAATATGTATAGCACTAAATACAGGTGCAGGCGATTCTCAATATACCGATTTTAATATTAAAAAAGACGAATTTGTAAATTCATATCTTTTAAAAGCGTGGGGTGGTCAAGAAATTGTTTTCGATGAATCTCATATTACATATTCCGAATCGCAAAATTATTCTTCTATTATTCCAGGAAGCACTAAACTTGTTGCTGGAAATGATGGAAATTTTAAAATCGAAACGGATACTTCAAATTACGGAATATATTTTGAAGTTACAAAAAAATTACAGTTTAATGGTAATGGAATAGTTGCGAAAATTAAGGTAAATTAGGAGGCTTAAAACAAATGAATACGTTTGAAATAAACTCTGTTCGCAAGGACAGAGATTTTTGCTATGAAAAGATAAACTTAAAATCTCCAGTTGTAGAAATTTTTTCTCAAATGATAAAAGGCAAAGAATTAAAAGGGTTCGAAAGTGGCGTAATAAATAGAAGCGTACGATTTATAAAACGTCTTGCAGAAAACGCTAAAAACGGAGATTTAAACTCAGCGTGTGAACTTAACAATATTAGAAGAATCGTTATAGAGCCAGAAATTATGAAAGAAATCCAGCTCCTTAGTTTTTTTGGAACGTATAAAAATTTAGCATACGGCGAAACAATTGAAATGGAAGTTTATTCCCACGAGGGCGAAAAATCTAGAATACAAGCTTTAAACGGAGACGTTTTATTTCCGATGCTGACTGCTAAAAAATACCCAATTACTTCTGAAGTTATTTCAGGAGGTTTTGCGTGCGATTACAGAGCGCTCAGCCTTGGAAATATGAACCATGAAAATGAATGCATGGAGCAAATAAAAGTTGATATTCGAAACAAAGCAACAAAATATGTTATCGAAAAGATATATCAACGAATTAAAGAAACCACAGGAATTAAATATACTGCCGAAGGTGCTGGAATTACCAAAACAGCACTTGATAGCATAATAAAAAACATCCGCAGGTTTGGGAAAGTATCGTTAGTTGGGGATTATTCTGTAGTATCGCAGGTCAATGATCTTTCCCCTTTTACAAGCACAAACCCGCAATATACTAAGCTTTCTGATGCAGCAATTGAAGAGATAAGAAAAACTGGACTTCTTAATTTCTATAACGGGTGTGCTGTTCTTGAAATGCCGAATGCTTTTGATGTAACAAATATAATCTCAGGAAATTCAGGCAAAAACTTTGCGACCATTTTACCCGAAGGATTGCTTTTCATCATACCAAATAACGTAAACTCATCTATCCAGACGTTCACAAGAGGAGGAATTACATCATTTACAGGCAACGATGTAGCAACAGGTCAGGTTTTATCAAGATTCGATTTAGAAATTGCTGCGGACGTTGCTAAAGGACACGAGTATAAAATCGGAATAATAAAAGATTCGAATTTTTCATAGTGAAGGAGGATTAAAAAATGCAAGAGATGAATAAAAAAGTTAAACTCAAAAATTTGACTAGCTGGATTTTAACTTTCAAAAGGATTAATAATATTGGTGATATAGTACTTCCTCCAAATGGAGTAATCACGCTTTCAAGCGATGAGGTTATGGCTCAAATATATAGTGGGAACAAGCTATTTGTGGGCGACGACGGAAAGGGTTCACACGCAAGAATTTATATAGATGATGAAAACATTCGCACCGAAGCTGAATTTGAAAGCAAAGAACAGGGTCAAAAGCAGGAAATATTAACCGACCAGTCTTTAAAAGAAATACTTTCAATTAAGCTATTAAGTGATTTTAAAGAAAGTGTTAAAGCCAAAATCAAAACGCAAGCAGAGAAATCAAAAATTGTTGAAGCTGCCACTAAATCTAAAATCAATGACCATGATAAAATCAAATTCCTGGAAAAATATACAGGTTTTAAGCTGGAAAATCCAACATGAGTACGTCATATAAAGAAGTTTTAAAAGTATTTCATTCGCTTCTTAAATCCAAATTTGAGATAAACCCCGAACTTGAGTATCAGTGGTTTTTAAACGCCCTAGCAGACTTCGAACTTGAAATATCAAGGCTTGACTATTCCGATATTCAAAAGGCTTTTGCAAGTTCTTTGCCACGTCATATTATTAAAACTTTAGGGCTTATCATGTATGTAAACTATTTAACGCAGGAACTGAGCAGAGTGACGAAATTAAATGGTATTATAGGAAAAGATATCTCTTTGACAGGTATGGACGCAACAAAAAGAGTAACCTTTCAAGAGCTTGAAAGTGAAAAGTTATACGCTGAAAAATTACTTCATAAACAAAAACAAAATTGCTTTGACTAAAATTAAACTATGGCTAAAGAATGGTATTTAATGAATAAGCCTCTTTTTAATAGTGGATTTGAAAAAGAGGAATTTGATTCTTTTGCAAGGGATGGTTTTGTTGAGCTTCTTGATTCTTTTATTTCAAGCGATGTTTGCATTTATGAAACGAATAATTTCAGCGATAAAAAAACTGTTAAAGCTATAATTCAAAACGTCACAACAGATAGCGATTATAATACGTTTATTCGTCAAATTTTAGTACCGATTGGCACTCTTAAAACTGGTTATTATGTTAAATATAATGATAAATTCTGGCTTATAAAAGACATCGTTGATAATAACAAACTCTATGAAAAAACTATCATGTTTTATTGCAACTATAATCTTAAATTTATTTCAGATGCTTCGGGAAAAGTTACAATATACCCAGTTTATATGAAAAATGCAACTCAATATAATTCTGGGGAAACGGCAAGAGAGCAAGAGACAATCGGTTCATCTAAGTTTTTAATATATATTCCTTGCAACTTTGAAACTATAAAAATAGACCATGGGAAACGTTTTTTAATTGATAGAAATGCTTATAATCCCACGGCGTTTGAAATTTCGCAGGTAGATACTGTTTCATATAACTATGATAACAGCAATTTAGGAGTTCTTAGGTGGACAGTCGTTGAAAGTCAATATAACGCCGAAACAGACAGTAAAGAATTAATGGTTGCGGACTATTATAAAAAAGAAAATTCGGAAAGTTGGATTTAAATGTATCTTGATGAACTCTCTAAATACAAAATAGAAATTATGAAAAAGCTCTGCTCAAATAATAAAATACAAAGTCTTATTATGCTATACAAAACTCAAAATCAAGGAAGAGAAATGATGTATAAAAATATATTTCCTTATGCTTTTATTCCCGATACTGTTACAAATGCAACTACTTTTATTTGCTTTGATTTAGAAGTTGAAAGAGTTCAAAACCGTACTTTTAAAGACATAAATATTTTATTTTGGATATTCACACATCAAACTTTAATGCGTACTAGCGAAGGAATTAGAACCGATATTCTTGCAGATGAAATTGATAAAATTATAAATGGAAATCGCAATTTAGGTCTTGGGACTGTAGAACTTAAAAAAGTTTTGAGGGTAAATCCTGCTAAAGACTATCACGGTAGGAGTTTACTCTATAGAAGTGTGGATTTTAATAGAGTAGTATGAATACTATAGATTTAAATTTAAAACTCATTTTAGGACTTCCAATTTCAGCTGGTGGCATTAATATTCATAGCGTAAAAATCAAAGAAATAGCAGAATTTGGATATTTTAAATATAGTCAAGCTTTAAAAGTTCTTTGTATGGATAAACGTGAAATAAAGAAAGTTCTAGGGACTAATGAGAACATTTTTCCTTTTGAATTTTTAGTTTTTAGTATGATGAGTGACTATAAAATTAAAACTCTTATGGAAGAAATTTTATATTTGATATGCAAAGAAAAAATCATCTTTTCACAAAACGATTTTATTTTTAAAGTTGGTAAATTAGAAATAAATTCTGCTAATTTTGATGATATAATCAACGTTATACGCAAGAGAAATTGTATTAAATCAGAAGAGTTTTCGGAGGGAAATCCAAGCAATGATAAAGCCAAAAGAATTTTAGAAAAGCGTAAAATGGCAAGAATTAAAATAAAAAATAGAAATAAAGGAAATAATAGTAATCTCGATATTTCTGATATTATCAGTAGCTTATCTTTAAAAACTCCTATAGAGGAGCTTATGAATTTAGATATTTACCAGCTCGTAGATAAGTTTTCAAGACTTATAAAATACGAAAATTATCATACGAATATAAACGCTTTAATTCATGGAGCAAACAAAAATGATTTAGATTTGAAGCATTGGACTAACAATTAAAAAATAAAAAAATCAAGTAATCTCTGAATTTTCAAAGATTATTTTTTAATTTAGGAGGAATAAATTATGTCAAATCCAAACACAAAATTCGGTGCAAAAGAAGTACTGGACGTAACTCTTTACGATATGTCTACAAATAAACCTATTATTTGTTTTGATACGCTTAAAACTTCAAGTATTAGCGTAACTTCTGAGAAAGTTTATGCAAGAGGAGGCAAAGGAAATCCTAAACTTATAACTTGGGAGCTAAACAAGGAAGCAACGCTCACTATCGAAGATGCACTTATTTCGCCAAAATCTATGGAGTTAATATCAGGAATGGCAACATCGGTCGGTTCAAAAACGGTTTACGTTCGTCAAGATAACGAATGGGATATAAGTGGAGATAAACCTACAGAAAAAGGAGATTTATACCCCTTAACTTGCTCAAGTGAAGGAGTAATTAATCTTGCATTTAAGCCAAAAGAAACCGTAGAAGATATAAAAATATACTTAAAAGATGATGATTGCGGAAGCCTTGTAACCATGGAAGAAGCAACGCTAAATGAAAACGTCTTGACGCTTGGAGCGAAAGGGATTGCTGTTGCTGGAGGTAAAAAAGTTATAGCATACTATACACGCAGCACATCGGAAACAACTCAAACTTATGTAATTACGTCTGATAAGTTCTCAGGTACATATAAACTCGTTGGAGATACAGTCATCAGAAATGCCGAAACAGGTTTTGACGAAGCTTTTCAAGTTATCATTCCAAATCTTAAATGGACGTCAAATCTGGAACTTGGTTTTAGTGCAGAAGGTGATCCCTCAACTACTACTTTTGAATGCGAAATTATGAGAGAATCTGGCAGCTGTACCATGATTGAAATGATAAAATATGAGTAACCGAAGCAAGTATAACGTAGATAATTCACAGCTTGGGAAGCTTAAAAGAACATATAAAGGCATTTTGTTTGATAGTCAGCTTGAATGCAGATTTTACGCTGAATATCTTCTCCCAAAGTTAAAAAAGGGAATAATTAAAAGTATTAGAAGGCAGGTTCGTTATGAACTTTTGCCCTCTTTTTTCTATAAAAATAAAAAGCAACGTGCTATAAAATACGTCAGTGATTTTGACGTTCTATATCACGACGGAAAATTTGTTGTAATAGATGTAAAAGGCTTTATTAAGCCAATTGATAGGATTAAAGCTAAGCTTTTTCAATATAGATATCCAGATATAAACTTTGAATTTATGCGTTACTCAAAAGATAGTGGTTGGTTTAGTTGATGAATTTTAAATATTAGGAAGTGAAACATTTGAATAAAAAAATAGATTTAAAAAACACAAATGCAATTACATGTAAAAATCCTATAAACATAGGGAAAATCGGAGAAAATGACGTCATTTTTGACCCTAATATATCATGCGAAAAGATATTTTTAATGAGTGAAAAGATTGCAAATTACGTTATAAATCCAGACGGTACATATATGCCCGAACTTTCTAAGATTCTAATATTCTACTTTGCTGTTCAAAATATGACTAATATAAAAATAGATAAAGATGAGGAAGAAAACATCGATATTGATTTTGTATATAGGTTTATGACTTCTAAAATCGGTAAAAAACTTCAGAAAGTATTTAATTCAAGCTCTGAATTTAAGATTTTAAAAAGTCAAGTTCAAAAGCAAATAGCTTTTAAAAAAGAAGTGTATCTTAAGAAGATTTCTTCAAATCAGACTTTGAAAAATATAGATAAACTTGTAAATCTCGCATATCGCACTATAAATAAGTTTTCAAATTTTATAGATAATCAAAAGGATTTTATATCAAGTGAAAACATTAAAACTATCACAACTGCTATTGAAAAATTAAGTGAAAATAAGCTGACAAATGAAAGTTAAAAATCTTAGTGAGCTTAGAAAATATATTGAAAAATGTATTGAAGATTCACTTAAAAATGAAGTCTTTGAAGCTATAAAAAATATTGAGCTTAAGCACGTTAAAGAAGATGTTTTAAGTGTTTATTCTCCTAAAGAATACCAAAGAAGAAGTCATGGCGGTATTGATGATAAAAATAATATCACACATGAAAAGTTAAAAATATTACCAAATTTAATTCTGAGTATGAAACTGAGAACGCAGGATTAGGGCTGCCACTCTTAATCGAATATGGGCACGGAGAAAGTGGATATTTTTACGATTATGCTTCATCTGATGACTTTACAAACCCACGACCATTTACTGAAAACACGATACAAGAAATCAAGGACTCAAAACAGCATATTGACGCTTTTAAACAAGGACTGAAAAGAAACAAAATAAACATTTGGAGGTGAAGAAATGGACGACGAATTAAAAATTGTAGTAAAAGCTACTTTAGATGAAAACGCAGAAAGTGAGCTTAACAAGCAACTAAAAAATATAAAACTTGATCCGATTTCTCTTAAAATTAATATCGGTGGAAATAATAAAAAGATTGTTTCAGAAACCGAAAAAGCTATAAATGAAATAAATAATGAACTATCAAGAAAAGTAATTAAAAATCCGATTGCAAAAGGTCTGTTTCAAGAGTTTAACATCAAAAACGTGCTTGATAAACAAGAAATTTCAAAAGCAGCCCAAGAGTATCAAAACGCTCTTAAAATTGGTCATGACCAAGAGATTATAAGCAGTTATGAAAACTTATTTAAAGCGATTAAGAATAGCTTTTATAAGCTAAAAAAAGACATGCTACAAGACCATGAAAAAGACTTTTTGAACTATTTTAAAAGCACTAAAATTCACGTAAACGACTATGTTAAAAGCGATTTAGGGAAAGATAATTACAAGTATTATCTTCAAAATATGAGAAAAATAACCACAGATTCACATCAAGGCATGTCAGCTGACACTTTATATTCAGAGCTTCATGGTTTATTTAAAGGAGTACTACCCCATCCAGATGAAGTAATCAATGAAACTGATAGATTTATGGCAATTGCAGACACTTTTATAGATTTACGAAGTAAATTAAGTTCGACCTTTGATGATGAAGATATTCTTTGGAATATCGGCTCGGATAAGGATATTAAGAAGCGTATAGATTCAGTAATTGGAAATGTTGATAAAGGTCAAGAAGAAATTAGCAGGAAAATTAAAAATATAAAATCAGAAATGATTGATATGTCTGACCCTAATTTTATAAGCTTAATCCAAAATGCACCGTTTGACGTGTTTGAAAAATCAACAGATAGAAAGCTTAAAATTCCATTTCAAGTGGATATTTCAAACCCCAAAGAATTAAAGGAAGAAATGGAGCGTATTGTTTCAAATTTTACTAAAAACAAAGGAAAACTTATAGATTACAAAGTTAAAACGCAGTTTGAATTTGATGAAAAAGAAAACAAACAAATTGAGCTTTTATCAGGTGCAACTTTAAAATACAAAAATGAACTTGATGAAGTAATTACTAAAGAACTCAAATGGCAGAAAATTGGCGAAGAAATAAATTCTGAAGGTAAAAAGCAAGCTATAATGGGTTTTGCTGAAAGCTATTCTTCTTATTCTCAAAATGTAGAAAAGACAATCGAAAAACAAGAAAAGCTTAAATTATCAACTGAAAAGCTTGAAAATAGACTCATTGAATTTAAGAAATCTTTTGAGAATCTGCAAATAAAAGCTGATAAATCAGGAGTTGAGCTAAACTCTGAAGACATTTCTAAATTTAGTCAAGCAGTGAATAATAAAGACCTCGAAAACTCACGGCATCTACTTTCTATGCTCCAAAAAGAATGGCAAGGGTTAAACGCTGCAATGGTTAAAGATGTTCCAAATACAGCACTTGAAAATATGAATAAATATATCTCTAAAATGCCTTATTCAATCGAAGCAATTGAGCTTAAATTAAAAGGTCTTTCTAAGCCGTCGCAAGATATTTCAAATAAAGTTGCTAATCTAAAATTGCTACTTGAAAGCATTTATAAATCAAGCTCAAATGACGAAAAATTATTAGCTTACGGGAAATTAAAGCAAGCTATTATAGAAGTAAATTCAGAGCTTAGTAATCAAATAAAAATTCAAAGAGAATTAAGTCAGAAAGCTAATCTTGCATACGATAAGAAAACATTTTCAAATCGTATTCAAATATGGGCAAATCAAAATTCTGATGCAGTAAAAGTTTTTGGAGATAACATCGCAAAAATATCCTCTCAAATAGAAAATGCCGATAAAGTTAAGCTTTTGAACCTAAAAAAGCAGTTTTCAGAAATCACCACCTCAGCTAAAAGTATGGGAATAACAAGTCAAAATGCTTTTGAAAAAATTGCAAATTCATTTAAAGCTTTTTCTTCTATGTTTTTAGGTGGAAGCATTACTATGTATGCGGTTCAGTCGCTGAAAGAAGTTTATCAAAATGTTTTAAAGCTCGATAGTGCAGTAGTAAACCTCAAAAAAGTAACAGACGAAACCTCAGAAACTTATCGTAAATTCATCTTAGATGCCTCAAACGAAGCAGTTAAGCTAGGCGTTTCTATAACCGACGTCATGAACTCTACTGCAAACTTCGTGCGTCTGGGATATTCACTTAAAGACGCCTTTTCTCTTTCTAAAACCGCAGCTATATATAAAAACGTTTCATATACTGATATGTCTACAGCAACAACAGATATCGTATCAACGATGAAAGCGTTTAAAATAGAAGCTAAAGATAGCACAAATATAATAGATAAGTTAAACGAAGTCGGAAACAGATTTTCAATTTCAAGTGCAGGACTTGGAGAAGGACTTAAACATTCCGCCTCATCTCTTGCAACTGCAAATAACACGCTTGATGAATCTTTAGCATTAATTACTGCTGCAAATGAGGTTATACAAAATCCGAAAGAAGCTGGAAATGCAGTAAAGGTTTTAGCTCTTCGTCTTAGGAATACCAAAGGAAAGCTTGAAGAAATAGGCGAAAGTACAGAAGGTATGGTTCAATCTGTCACTAAGCTTCAATCAGAGCTTTTAAATTTAACAAGTGGTAAAGTTAATATTATGGCGAATCCCGATACATTTAAATCGACGTATCAAATTATGAAAGAAATAGCTTCTGTTTGGGATGATTTAACAGACCTCAAAAAAGCAAAAGTAATAGAGCTTATTGCAGGGAAGCACAGAGCCAACGCCATTTCCTCAATAATCCAAAATATGAAAACAGCTGAAAATGTTGTAGATGTTTCTTTAAATTCTGCGGGTTCTGCAATGCGTGAACAAGAAAAACGTATGGATTCCATAAATGCCAAGCTAGAACAAATTAAAGCAAATATTCAGCAATTTTCTTCGTCATTTCTAGATAGTAATCTTGTAAAATTCATTGTGGATTTAGGTTCAAGTGGATTTTCTAGTCTTACAGCAATAGTTGATAAATTAGGTGCGATTCCAGCAGTTTTAACAGCAATTTCGGCATCAATGAGCCTTATGGGTAAAACTGGAGGCTTTTTTAGCTTAGTAGAAAATAAAGATACAGGCGGAAAATCACTTGGATTTTTAGGGAAAGAATTAAGTCAAGTCAAACAGCAATGGATTGAAGCACAAACACTTAAAGAAAAAATTCAAACTCTTTTTACGACTAATAATCAAATTGAGAAAAATAAATTATTCGCACAGCAACTTGAAATCGATAAGTTATCAATCAGGAATTATATTTCAGCAATAGAGCATGGCATTTCAGCAAATACAGCATTCGAAAAAACTATGTTAAATGCCAGTGAAGCTGCTAAAAACTACGCTAAAAATAACGACAGTTCATCTATAAGCGTAAAAAACTTTGTGTCAATGCAAAAATCTTTAAATAGTGCCACGAAGTCCACAATAGCTTCGACCATTGCTTTAACTCTTGCAGAAACTGCACTCAATGCAGCACTCACAGCAGGAATTAGTTTTGGGGTAGAATCTATAATCGTCGGAATAAATCATCTTGTAGATGCACAAAAAAGAGCTGTAGAAACTGCCGAGGAGCTTTCAAATGAATACAAAACTCAAGTAAAATCTATAAACGAAAACTCTAAGACTATTGATTCAATATCCAAAGATTACCAAAAACTTTCAAAAGGTGTAAACGTTTTCGGAGAGAATATCTCTTTGACTAATGAAGAATACAGAAAATATAACGAGATTGCAAATCAAATTGCAGAAATGTTTCCCGAACTTGTGCAAGGCAGAACGCTTGAGGGGAACGCTATTTTAAAGCAAAAAGGTAGCATTGAAGCACTAAATAAGGCACTCAAAGAGCAAAGGCAAATTGCAAACGATAATTTAATTAAAAATCAAGAAGAAATTTTTAAAGGTTTTCGTCAGACTTCTTTTGAAGGAGTTACAACGTGGACTTCTCATAAAGAGGCACTTTACAAAGAAAAACAGATTATTGATATGCTTATTCAAGATATTGATAATTACGATAAGCTTATTGAAAACCACTACAATAAAGACTTTTATGTTGCAAATTTGCTTAAAGAAATAGGCATAAAAGATTTTAATTTTATGTCGCCGACATCTATTTTTAAGTCGTTTACTGAGAATAAAAACCAAGTTCTTTCGCATTACAGGAGCATTATTTCTGAAATAAACGCAGAAATCAGTAAAATCCAGCCCATAATGATTGCAAATCTTGAAAACCATGAGGATTATCAAAAACTTGATGAAAGCGTCCAAAATTATGTTAAAGCAATGGTTAATGCTGTCGATATTGCAACACTTAGTAAATTTCAAAATGCTAATCAAATGAACTCATGGATTGATTCAAATATTTTGCAGCCAATTACTCAAAACAAAGATAATGTTCAACAGAAATTATCAGACTTATTTTCTTTAGAAACTAAAAATCTCTCAGCTGATGAGTACATAAATTCAATTAACAGTTTAGTTGAGAAGATCGCAAATACCCTAAATTTAGACCCCATTATCATCAAAGCTAAGCTTGGATTTTCTGATATTTCCTCTGCGGTAGACGAAACAAAAAATTCGCTTCCTGCAATGTCAGAAGAAATTAATAGTTTGGATTCATCTTTTGAATCGATTGAAAAATCTATAAATAATATGATATCTTCCCTTTCTTTACTTGATAGTGCTATAAAATCCGTGACAGACGGAACGTATCTTTCAGGACAAGAAATATCAAAATTAATATTTAAATATCCTGAGCTTGCAGACAAAATAATGCAAACTTCTAAAGGATACACCTTTGAAATCGAGGTACTCCAAAAACTTCGAGAAGAAAAAATAAACGAGCAAAAAACTTCCATTCAAGCTGAAATTGATATTACATCGAAAACACTTCAAAATATTAAATCGCGACTTTTAGGATATCAGTCTGAAATTGGAGCTATTAGTAGCGTAGCACAAGCAAAAGCTGCTCTTGCGGAGATAGATCAGCAATCTAAAAACGAAAACTTTTTCACTAAAATCTGGCGTGGAATAACAGGTAAACCGCAAATTACTAAAGTAAAGTCAGATTTAGAACAATATATAGATTTATCGAGCAAAGTAGAAAACGCACAGAAAAAAATTAATGCTTTAAATACAAGTCTTTCTTTGGTTTCACTACCGAATTATACACAAGCTGTGAATCACGCTTCTAAAGCCACAAGTGGTCATAACAAAGCTTTAAATGACAACAAAAAAGCACTTGAAAATCAGAAAAAAGCCTTAGAGGATAGTCAAAAATCAATCAATTCGCTTCTTGACATGACGATTAAAATGATAAAACGGCAAAAAGAAACAGAGAAAGAATCGTTAAAACAAAGTTTAGACGGATACAAAAAGAAAATTGACTTAATGAAGCAGTCTTTAGACATTCAAAAAGATGAATATCACTATCAAAAAGAGCTTTCAGATAAAAATAATGAAATAAATAAAACGCAAAATAAGTTATCAGCTTTGCAGTTTGATGATAGTGCACAGGCACAGAAAAAACGAAAAGAGATGGAAGAAAAACTAAAAAAAGATAAGGAAGATTTACAAAAATTCCTCTATGATAACGGTGTAGAACGTCAGAAAAAAGCTCTTGATAATGAATATAATCAATTTAAAGATAGTACTGAAAAACGAGTTAAAGTAATTGAAGATTATTTGAAACAAGAAGGACAAATTCGCATTGATGCCATGAAGTTAATAGAAAGTAAATCGCAGGAATTTTATAGCAATCTCATGCGTTGGAATGTCGATTATGGCGACGGCATGACTTCTACCGTTATACATTCGTGGAATAAAGCGTACTCAGCTTTAAATCGGTTTAATTCAAAACAAATACACGTTGCAGATACGCTTCAAAGCATTGCAAATCAGATACTTGGAATAACATCTCAAATCGAAAACGCAAATAAGGTTATGAGCAATCTTTCGAATACATCAAAAGAAACAGCGAAATCGTTGAATTTAGCTTCAAGAGAATATCAAAATATTCAGCAGAGTGAAAAACAACTTGAAATATCAAGACTTGAACGATTGATTGAAAAAGTCAGCAATGAACGAGGAGCATTTCCCTCTTTAATTTATCTTAAACGCAAGCTTTACGATTTAAAAGGTTATGCAAGTGGTACATTTTCAGCTAAAAAAGGCTTAGCTACTGTTGATGAAAACGGAAAAGAAATTATTTTGGATAAATCTGCACCTGGAAGATACAGATTTATGAGCGACGGAGATGTAGTATTTTCTCACGGGGCAACTAAAAAATTATGGGATTTCGCAAATAGCCCTAAAAATTTTATAGGGCAAAACTTAATTCCTCAAAATATAAATGAGAAAAAGATTACTATAAATCATAATTTCAGTAATGTTTCGTCACCAGTTATCAACGTAAATATTAAAGGAAACGCAAGTCTTGAAACTGTAAATGCACTAAAGAGAGAAAGTGAAAATATTATCAAAAAAGCAGTCGAACTAACATTCAAGACTGCTAATAAATATGCAGAAATTATGTAGAAAGAGGGTTTGAAGATTGAGTTTTCTAGGTAATTACTTTATCTATAATGGAATTTCTTCAAGAGATTTTGGATTAATTTTAGCTTCGATAAATAATAGTTTAAATGAAATTCTTTCGGGTTCTGGAATGGAAATTCAAAGCGTTTCGATTTTGAAAAATCCACGGAAATTATTTTTGGGAGCAAAAGAAACTCAAGTACTTGAATTTCCTATTGAAATAGTATCGAAAAATCCAATCGACCTCCCTACTTTTCTAAGAGTTAAGGAGTGGCTTTTCGGAAATACAGGATACCATAAGTTTCAGATTGAAGATGAGTGGTATTCTGATTTTTATTTTAATTGCATTTTGAAAGCAAACGAAGATATAAAGTTTGGAGGTGAATATTTTGGAGTTAGATGTAACGTGGAATGCGACTCTCCCTATGCTTATACATTCCCTAAAACTAAAACCTATTCTTTTGATAACTCAATAATCAACTATTTTGAGTTTGATAATTTTTCTGCTGAAGTGTATGGTCTTAGACCTATTATAGAGTTTAAACTTTCAAATTCAGGAAAGGATTTTAAGATTATAAATTTAAAAACTAATCGAATTTTTGAAATGAAAGATTTACTTCCGAATGAAATTATAACCGTTGATAATCAAAATGAAATTATTTCTTCATCGGAAAAACTAAACAGATTTAAAAGTCTATCAAGGGGAGAAAATCAAGGATATTTCGTTCTTACTCACGGGATTAATAAGCTTGAATGTTATGGATTATTAGAATATTTAAAAATAACATATCAATTCTCAGTAAGACTTGGAGGTGGATAAATGAAATTTAGTTTTGATGTAAATAAAAACTATGAAATGCCATTAATAACGCTTTGCAATCCTGACAGAACTGAAATTGCAGATATTTCAAATTTTTTAAATCTTCATATAAAACCCCGATTTAACGCTGTTTCAGAAGTAACTTTTGATGCTTACAGTACTTATTTTAATAGTATCAATTCGAAAATAAAAAAACTTCCATTTTATGAGTTAATCAGTAAAAACAGACTTCTTCATGTTCAAGAATTTGGTTATTTTGTTATCGTTCAAGTTACTGAAACAAACGAAGGAAATACGCCAGTAAAGTCTGTTATAGCTTACTCATATGAATACACTTTAAACTCAAAAGGTGCAAACATTCTTGACGGAACATATAAATTTTATGACCCTATAAATCCTCAAAATACGTTACTTCAAAAACTTATAGAAATTGCTCCGTCGTGGAAAATTGGAACTGTCAGTAGTAGTTTATGTAGTAAATATCGGACTTTTGAAATTCCTACAAACAGCCTATATTCTTTTCTTATGGATGACGTAGAGAAAGCGTATGAATGTATTTTCGATTTTGATACAGAGAACAGATTAATAAACGCATACACGGCGGAAGAAATTGTTAAAGATACGGATATTAGCTTATCATTTCATAACCTTATTAAAAACGTAAAAATAGAAGAAACTTCAAAAGACATAATAACGTGTTTAAATGTTCATGGTTCTGGAGATTTTAGTATCAATGAGGTAAATCCACTTGGAACATCAAATATTTACGATTTTTCTTATTACCTAACTTCCGATTGGATGTCTGATGATTTAATAAAAGCAGTAAAATCGTGGAGCAAAAAAGTAAATGACTTTGAAAAAAGCTATGCTGAAAACTTTTCAAAGCTTAGGAATTTAAATGCTAATCTTTTGAAACTTCAAGGCGAATTATCCACTCTTAAAAATGATTTAAAAGCACAGGAGCAAGTCAGAAGCTCACAAATGCCGAAGATTTCAACATCAATTGTAAATAAAATAAATGAGCTTAACTCTTCAATTTCTAGAAAACAGAGCGAAATAAATTCTAAAAACAATGAAATATTTAGTATCCAGAAGATTTTGAAGGATATAAACAGTAGTTTACAGTTTTCAAATAACTTTACTAAAGAGCAAATTTTAGAGCTTGATAACTTCATCTTTGAAGCTAGCTATACTAATTCAAACTTCGTTGCAACAGATAAAATGACAACTCCCGAAATTCAAGATATGAGTATCGAACTTTTAAAGTATGGTAAAAAAGAACTCCAAAAACTTTCACAGCCGTCTTTTACGTTTAGTATGGATACTGTGAATTTTTTATTTATAGAAAAATTTAAGCCTTTTATAGATCAGCTCAAACTTGGAAGTCTAATACATGCTGAAATCAAAAAAGATGTCTGGGTGTCGCCAATTCTTCTTGAAATGGATATTGACTATGAAAATTCCGAAAATTTTACTATGACATTCGGAAATAAGTTTAGACTTCAAACTTGTGAATGGGTTTTTAATGAGCTTTTTAATCAAAGCAAGGTTACAAATTCTGTTTCAAGGAACTATAGCAGCTTAGTTGCTCCAATTAAAAATGGAGGTTTAAATGATGAAGTCACCGCGTACATGAAAAATGCTTTAAATACTGCAAATCAAGAGATAATAAGCTCAGAAAATCAAGATATTTCAATAGGCACATACGGAATTAAAGGCAGAAGAAAACTTTCAAATGGAACTTTTGATAATCGTCAACTGATGATAACAAATAATCTAATTTGTATGACAGATGATAACTGGCAAACAAGCAAGGTTGCAATCGGAGAGCTTAAAAATGTTAATGGAAACGGCAGTACATATGGTATCGCTGCAGATTTAATTACAGGTAAGGTTTTAGCAGGAAATCAGCTAACTATCACGAATGAAAATAATAGCTTTACTTTAAATGGCACTGGTGCAACGCTTAAAAACGCAAGCTTAACTCTTGAAAGTGGAAATTCAAGAATAATTCAAAGTCCAAAAGACGGATTTAAAATTCAAAAGAGAGAAAATAATACTTGGAAAGATCAGCTTTATGCAGATGCAAGTGGCAATTTACATATGACTGGAAAGATGAATATTTCTTCAAACAGCAATATAGGTGGACTTCAAATTACTGAAAGCTCCATAAAAAGCTATAACGGAAATATCGTGCTTGAAAGCAATGGGAATGCTAGAATTGGTGCTCTTAAAATTGACGGAAATAATGCTCGTTTTGACGGCACAATTCGCGCTGACAGAATCGAAGGACAGATAGTAAATAATCAAGTTGGAAACGGTGCGATTACAAGTTCAAAAATTGCAAATGATACAATTTCAGGAGCTAAACTTAATAATGGTACGATAACTCGCAGAGAAATTGCTAATGGTGCAGTCGGAAACACGGAGATAATCAGAAGTGGTAAAGCAGGGCTTGACAGCATATATGTAACTCAAGCGTATATTGATAATTTATACGTTCAGAAAACAGGAACTTTCGCAGGAGAATGCAAATGGACATATAACGATAAAGGCATCGTAAAAACTTCAACAATCAAGCAATTGCAGGGGAGCTTAATTTTAGAAGCAAACAATTTACTTGAGATAAACTGTCCAAATAATAGTGGAGTTATCATTAGAGGTAATACTGCAATAGTTGGAAATACAGTTATATTCGGAAAATTTATAGTTGCAGAAGAATATACTAAAAACTGTATGCAAAGCACCACTCACTACGGGAAACGCTTGATTAACTCATATGAAACAGCAGAGTGCTACTATGGCGATATTGGAGAAAATGAAGTTAAAAATGGAATATGTAAAATAGAAATTGAACCGATTTTTTCTGAATGCGTAAATTTAAGTACTAGTTATCAAGTGTTTCTTTCTCCTTACGGTGAAGGAAATATTTTTGTTTCAAAGCGTACTGAAAATTACTTTATAGTTAAAGGCGACAACGTCCCTTTTTGCTGGGAAATTAAGGCAAAACGTAAAGGCTTTGAAAATACACGTCTTGAAGAATATAAAGAAAATTAGCCTTTTAAGAATAAAAAAGAGAGGTATTTAAACCTCCTTTTTACTTATCCTCATAATGACCTTTGCATTGTTTTATCTCAATAGTTTGATCTTTAATTCTATAAACCAGTCTATCTTTACTATTTATTCTAATACTGAAGTGTCCTGATAGATTACCTATTAATCTTTCTGACTTTCCTACTATATTCTGATTATCTCTTTGCAATGCTTCTAGTAAAATATTTATTTTTTTAAGAGTTTTTTATCTTGGGTTTGCCAGTATAGATATTCTTCCCATGCTTTTTTACTAAATGCCAAAGTTTTACTCATTTTCCATTGCCTTCAATTCTTCCAAA